CCTTTGAGGGTCGAGACGCTGACCCCAAGCTGGCGAGACAGCGCCGCAGCGTTTCCGCCCATCTGATTGTATTGCTTGATCCGTTCACGGAGGATTTGGTCAGACAGAGGAGGGATCGGCATTTGTGTCGGCCCTTTTACCTTCTGCGAGCTACGCCCTTGACTTTCTCAAAGGTCCTAAAGCCGGCGATGCCGAGCATGCCGAAGGTCAATGACATTAGTGCGTCAGCGTCGAACATGGGCTGGGGAATAGCCACACCGAACATGCCGCCGAGCCACACGACGACCGGGCTGATGACATACATGAAGGCGAATGCCAGAGCACAGGACCAGCCGATGGCAGGACGCCAGCCCGCCACGAAGACGGATGCATTGCCCGCCTCTACCTTGTTGATTTCAACCTGCCCGCGCATTTCCTCGATGGAAGCGGCAAGCAGAGTGGCCTCCGCTTCAAGCTTAGCTTTCTCACGCGCAGCCGGATCAGGAATGCGGTCAACCAGCTTGTCGATGATCGGCCCGATGACGGGGAGAAGCGTTTGGATCATCAGGGCTTGTCCTTGTTGATCCAGTTCTGAACCGTCTCGGTCTCCCAGATGCGGATGCCCGTCCAGATAATCGTGAAGATCGCCGCGATGTGGGGCAGCATCCCGGCAAGGCTACCGACGGCAGTCCCGACAGAGACAGCATCGAGGACGTTTTTGGTCGATTCGGGGAGGTTGATGCTGTCCGACATGGCTTTACTCCGCAGAAGCGATGGTCAGTTCGCCCGCAGCGACCAGCGCCATGATGGCGGCGTAGTCGCTGTTGGCAGGATCGAGGGGGACGAACGAGGTCACGCCGTTGATGTCAACGCGGATCGACTCAAAAACGTACTGAGCATTTGCGTACATTGTCATAGCTCCGATGTGGCAAGCCAGTGAACGCCAGAAGAGCAAGCACCAGAACCTGCATTCCCGGCACCACCCGCATCGTTAAACAGGAAGCCAGAGGTGCCAATGTCAGTAAGAGCGAACGACGCAGACGAAACGTTGTCCGTCCTTGTATTTCCGGTGTTCCAAGAACTTGCTCGGCTCGCATTTCCAACGTAATCCCAATAGGAAAGCGTTGGGGCAACCCTCATTTCAGCCGCAAACCGAATCGAAGAGCGACAGTTGAACGTGCCGTTTGCAAGCCCGCCATTCGCGGCATACCCGCCGATAGACGTTGTCCCCGGCGCTGTGCCAGTGGGATAACTCTTCTGGCAATAACGCTGGCACATCACCAGTTCTCGCCCGTAATCCCGCCGCTCAAACGGCGTGGCGGCGGTGCCGACTTCAAGCTGGACGCCGGTGACGTACCAAGTGGCATTGAGAGTGCCGATGATCTGCGTTTGGCCAGTCACGCCCTGTTTGTTCGCGCCGACCCATGCGCCAGCCGTTCCTAGAAGGTCCGATCCAGAACCCAAAGAGAAGATGACGATCAAGCCGCGACCGTTGGTGGTGAGCCAAGTGCCGGACGTGTCTCCGGTAATCGTAACCGTCTTGTATTCCCACGTATCGGCAACGGAAATCGTATACGAAAACGGATACGACCTATCAAACCCGTTGTTGACGATTGCGCCGCCAAACGTTCCTGTAAGCGAACTGCGAACCCAGAAGGACAGCGTGACGGTTCTTGCCGAAGCAGTGCCCCATGCAAAGTCCGAAACGTTGTACCCCTCGATAGGTTGCCTGAAGACGGCATTCTGCGTTGCACTCAACGACGAGTCAGCCGTGGTGATCGTGACTTTCGCCGAGTTCGAAAAACCGGAAGGCGCAGAGGCATCCTGTTGAACGGAGAAAACGCCATCTGAGGCGTCGCCGCCTTGCCACCTATCAAGCGTGTAAAGGAAGGCGTCGTTGACGCTGACCGCAGCCCCCGCATTGCGCTGATCAATCCGCATGTCGCCATTAAAGATACGGTTCCTCCACGCATAGGAGGACGACGCGACCATCGAGCCCGCGACCGTAGCGTTGCCGCTCGTGTCCATCGTGATGCCCGTAGCAGCGGACGGGTGGGTGAGGTTGATGGCTTTGATCGTGCTCACTGTCCGATCTCCTCGGGCGCAGGTTCAGGCTTCACAGGCACCGGGAGGATTTCGCCGCCCGTGTAGTAGAACTGATCCGCGATCACGTCGTCGGAGCAGTCGGCCCAGAACAGCGGAGGAGCGACCTCGAAGGGAGCGTCCGCGACTTCCGCGATACGCTCGCCAAGGACACTGCCATCGTAGCTGATGGTCGTTTCGTTGGGAGAAATGAGAGCGTGCTTCATCTTACCACTCCACGACTACGACGCCAGCAGAGCCAGAGGATCCAGTGGTTGCTGGCGAGGGGCCAGTTCCACCACCGCCACCGCCGCCATAACCACGGCCCGTTTGGGTGTTTCCGTAATTGGCGTTGACCACCCCATAACCAAACCCCGAAGACGTCCATCCAGCGACATTTAGATCGCCACCACTTCCAATACCACCAGTCGCTGCATTACTGCCGAGACCAACAGTATTACCTTCGCCTGAAGAAAGAACGACGCCTCCAGTTCCCGCGGTGCCCCCGGTAGCAGAACAGAAGGCACCAAAAGAGGAGGTGTTTCCAGAGCTTCCGTTTCCTGCTGGAGTAAGGGTACTGGCACTCGTTGTACTACCCCCACCACCACCAGTACCAACCGTTACAGTGATTACTGAGCCGGGCGTAAGACCTGTCACAATTTCCTGTGCAGCACCGCCACACGCCCCCCATCCACCACGACCATCGCCGGGGTAACCACCACGGCCGCCGCCACCGCCACCCCCTCCACCAACGACAGTGACCTTAGCCTTGGTGATGCCCGCAGGAACGGTCCACGAATCGGAGGACGTGAAGACCTGAATGTTGGAGAAGCCGCCCGCAATCCCGGTCAGCGCCGAGCCGTTGCCCGAGAAGGAGGTTGCTGTGACGGTGCCCGAGAAGCTCGCGTTGCCAGAGCCATCAGCCGTGACGACGGTGCCGCTTGCCGCAGGAAGGTTCAGCGTCAGCGCAGAGGCCGTCGCGGGTTCTTGGAGGGTGACGCTGCCGCCGCCGGAGGAGTTGAGGCGCAAACTCATGGATCAGCCCTTCATGATAAGAATTGTGGCCTGAAGCTGGCCGTAAGCGGCTGTGGGATTGCCTGTATCGCCGCCGAACATGACGGTGTCGGTCGTGTTGCCCTGCACAAAGAAGTTGAATGTGCCAGTTGAATTAAACGGATTTGACCTGACCTGTTTCAGGTTGATGCCGGAAACAGTGTGAATAAACCAGACGCCAGCAGCACTTGCCACGACATTGATGCCAAATCCCCAATCGCTCGCCCCAACCGTTCCTGTCGCTGAGCCTGTGTATCGCAAGCGCAATGAAGCGTGCTGCTGAGCCCCGCTAACCAGACGCCCCGTTACATGCGCGAAAAAGATCGGCGTCTCACCTGCATTGATGACAACGTTCGAAAAGTTGAGTCCCAAATCAACGAATGTGGACCCAGCGACCTGAACGCCCGTCCCGCTCGACGCATAGTAAGCGCGGACGATCCCGCCAGACAGTTGCGTTTCTGTGACCGCATTATTGGCGATTTCAGATGTCGTGATAATCCCATCGGGCAGACCGCCCGCCGAGAGTCCAGTGATCGTGCCGCTGCCGTTGATACCGATAGGCATCTGTTACCTCACACGATGGTCCAGACCGCGCCGCTGGGCACAGTCACGGTGATACCGGAGTTGATCGAAATCGGACCCGCAGACATGGCGTTGGTGTTCGACGTGAGCGTGTAATCCGTCGTCACCGTCTGGCCGTTTTCGTAGAAGATCGCGTCGGTGCCACCGCCCTTCGCGCCACCACCGACCGCACCCCACGCCGTGCCGTTGTAACCCTCGAAGCCGCTCGTCGAGGTATTGAAGCGGAACATGCCCGTCGCCGGGGAACCGCTACGCTGGGCCGTCGTGCCTGTGGGTACCTTGATCTGTCCGGTGCCGGAGAAGGTACCGTCACCCGTGGCCGAAAGGGTCGTAAACGCACCCGCCGCCGGGGTCGTCCCACCGATGGCCGCGTTGTCGATGGTGCCGCCGCTGACGGTCGGAGACGTCAGCGTTTTGTTCGTGAGCGTCTGGGTGGCGCTCAGGGTCACGACCACAGCCGTGTCGATCCCGAGCGTGAGCGACCCAAGGGTCAGACCGGAGCCGACGGCGATCTCTTCCGCAACGCCGGTCGCAGCCGTCGTGCGACCCAAGATCCTCGCCGTCGCCATGGTGAGCGCGTGCTCGGCGTTCCAGTTCGACGGCTGGACGAGCGTCGGATCCGTACCGTCGGCTTTGGCCGATGTGAAGGCGTGTCTGAGAGAGATTGCCATGGTCAGGCCACCGTGAAGATGCCGGTCGCGGCGTTGAAGTCGACCGTGAGGCTTTCGGTGTCCGCCAGCGTGATCGAGGAGCCGTAGTCCCACCACGAGATGAGCGGGTCGCTGGCTGCACTGTCGTTGTAGAGGACCGCGTAGCGCAGTGGCCCGATGGAGCCGCCCGACGCCGTAAACACGATGTCAGTCGCGGTCGCCTTCGCGGTGCCCGAGGACGTCGACGTAGTGATCGTGGTCGTCGCGCCGCCGGCAGTGTAGCCGTTGCCAGCCGAGATTTCGGTCAGATCGGCCTTCACCGTGTTCGTCGCTACCGGGGCGACGTTGGTCAGCATCACCTTGAAGACGTGCGCGTCGAAGTCATGGACCCCGTCGATCAGATCCTTGGTGAACTGATTGAATTTGTTGTACGCAGCCATGACTTACCTCCAGATGCGCTGCCGCCCCGAGGCGAAACCCTGCGGGAAGTTCCACCGCTGGCCGCCATAGACGTTTTCGTGAAGAACCTCGGCGCGCGCCCGCTGCATCGCGCCGCCGAAACGTCGCGTGTGAAGCACGGCCATTCGCTCGGACGAGTAGGGCTTGGCGATCTGCCCCATCATGCGGCCGAGAACGCCGTCCATGATGTCGTCCATGTACTTCGCCATGATCCAGTCAGGCACGACGGGGAAGCCATCACGGCGCACCGGATCGGAGATCGTCATCGTGACCCGCGCTTCCATCTCTTTGGCGGGCTCGGGGTCATGGCGCAGCACGAGCGTGCCGGGGATCGCCATGGACGCCTCGACGTAAAGCTCGCGGACCTCTTCGTCGGCGTAGCGCACCCACATCAACCGGACGATCTGCGCAGGTCCGACCGGAGTGAGGTAGTACTCGCGCACGCCGTCGCGCGTCGTGAACTGGATCGTCTCCTGCCAAGCGCAAGAGGTCTTCAAGAACTCGTCGAGCGTGTTGAACAGTTCGAGCTGCAGCACGCCGTCGAGCGCGCCGGGCAGTTTGATTCGAAGGTTGTCCATCAGTCGGTTGAGATCGGCGCTCGCCATCAGACCCTCACGAGGCAATCGTCAGCATCTGGCCGACGAACTTCTGGAGGAACAGGGCGGAGCGGCTGTCAGTCGTGGCTTCATCGTCGCGAAGCTGCACAAGGCCGCAGACGTAGTAGAGCATCGCCATCCGATACTGAATGTCGATGGCGACGGTCGCGCCGAGCGCGGCGGCCGAGTAGCTCGGGAACGTCGAGCGGAAGCTGGAAAGGAAGATGTCGGGGCGCAGGCGGCGGGCTTCCATGAGCCCGTTGTTGAGCGCGTCGACGATGCTGTCAGTCGAGTAGCGGTACGGCGCGACCTCATCCTGCAGGAGGATGCGGGCCTGTTCGACGTAGTCTTGGACAGTGTCGAGCGCCATGCGAAGCCTCTACCTTGGAGGTAAGCCCCCCGGCCGAAACCGGGGGGCTCGTGGCATCACGCCTTGGTGACGATGGCCTGAGAGATCGCGACGCCGTCGATCACCTTGTAGCCATAGATGTTCACGCCGCGGAAGATCGTGCCGAAGGTGCTCTCGGAGCGGATCGTCTCCACCTTCGAGAGCTGCGACGCGAAGGTCAGACCGTGGCTGTGGCCCGCGTAGATCACGTACTCGCCGGCCGCCAGACCGGCGGGGGTGCCGGCCGGGAGGAGGTTGGAGACGTAGACCGTGAAGCGGTCGATCATGCCGATGCGGCCGTTGCGCAGCGGCGACACCGAGTCGCCGGTCAGGTAAGCCTGACGCAGCTCCGACTGCTTGAGCATCGTGGCAGCCCACGCGGGGAGCACGATCCAGCGGCCGGTCTCGGGGATGTTCTGCTCGTCGAGCACCTGACCCATGCGGAGCAGAACGTCGAGGATCTCGACCTGACCGGCCGTCGGGCTACGCGCCACGGTGGCAAGCGGCGAGGTCGTCACACCGAGGTTGATCGCGCCGGTGATCGCACCGGCGGTCGCGCCGCGGTTGGCGGCAACACACTGACCAAGAATGCCACCGAGGACGTCGGTGTCGATCTTGATCTTCATCTGCTCGGAAGCGTCGTCCGCCCACATCGACAGGAGGTTCAGGTCGGCCTGAATCTCCATGACGTCGTCAAGGATCGTCGCGAAGTACTTACCCTTGTCGATGTTAAGTTCGACGAGGTTGGACGACGGGCGCTGGAACGACAGCGCGCCGTCGGCGCGGTAGTCGTTGATCGCAATCGTCGGCTTCGTGCGGATCTTGACGCGGTCGCCCTGATTACGGATCTCGCCTTCATAGTCAGTGTTGGCGATGCTCGCGAGGACGGTCGCGGCGTAGAACTTCTCGATGAGCTTGCCGGACCAGATTTCGGGAATGAAGACGCCCGAATAGGCCGGGGACGGGGTCGAAGAACCCGTGGGGAAGATCGGCGGGGTAGTGCCTGCACCTGCTACAGGAAAGGGCATGGGAGGGTTTCCTCAAGAAGACTGATTACCGAATGCGCCCATCCCGCGTGGCTTCGAAGATCACCTTCTCTTGCCTGTCCTTGTCCGCCTCGCGACCCCGGTACTTCCCGGCGTTCACGTCGGCGTAGAACTTCGCAATCTGGGCGCGGGTGATGAGGGGCTTCTCAGCGGGGGCAGTAGTCGCAGCCGCCGACTTAGCTCTGCCGGGTGCCGAGAACTTGTCCAACGAGACCTTGTTCGGGGCCGGTGCGCCGAGGTCTTGCTGGCTCGTCTCGGGAGCCACGGCAGCCTCTTCAGCGAGGAAGCCGTCGAAGAAGGCCAGTACACGAGGGCCGTCGTTGCGCTCGTAAGCCGCCTTCAGCAGTTCATGACGAATAACACCAGAATACGCGTCTGGCAACTTCAACCAGTCGAGGAACCCTTTATCTCGGTTCAACTCGCGCCACTGAGGCATGCGCTCGTCGAGCTGCGAGAACATGCGCGATTTCGCGTCCTGCTCCACATAGTTGCCAACGCCCGCCAAACGCTGCTCAAGCTCTCGAATTTTCTTCTCATACTGCCCGATGACGGGAGCCAGTTCCTCTTTCGCCTTTTTACCGACGACGGCGAGAAACTCGGAGCCGTAGTCCTGCTCTTCCTCGGGCGTAATGAGGCGCTCAGCGAGCGTCTCGGCCGGAGCTGCACCTGCCGCCGGCGGCTGCTGCATCGTCGCGATGACGTTCTGAAGCCCGGCGATCTGGTCGGTAAGATAGCGAATCTGATCCTGAGAGCGGTCGAACCGACCCTTCATCGACTTGTAGCGATGCTCCCAGCTCTCGTCGTCTTCGCTTACCTTGGAGGTAGACGCCGTCTTCTGCGTCGTCGAGGCGCTCTGCTCACGCTCGTCGAGCATGTCCTGCGCGGACGTCTCCGGCGAACCGGAGTTCTGCTGCTCAAACTCTTCGCTCTGCTGTTCAGGTTCTTCGGAAGGCTGCTCGGACTGCAGCTTGAACATTTCCTCCGACCGGGCGGCTGCGGCCAGTACGGCGGGCGGCAGCTTGAGGTTCGGATCGGGGATGGACGTGGGGGTCGGGTTGATCACTTGCGGCGCTCCTTGATCTGGTCGGCGACTGTGAGACAGGTCTCCGCGAAGTTCAGGAGCGCGACGCAAGCTTGCGCGCGGCCTTGGCAGACGGGGAGCATGTTCAGCGGCGACGAGACGACATTGTCGCGTTGGGTATCGGTGTAAGCGCGCAGAGCGCCGAGAAACCGTTCCCAGTTCTCGGGGCTCGTGCGGGCCATTTCAGCAAAGGCTTTAATAAGTTCGCGGTCGGCCACGAACTCACCGCATCAGAATGGCGAAGAGGTCGAGCTGCTCGGGAGCCTTGGCTCCCTTCTTGTACTCGTTCCGACGACGGTTCATCGGATCGCCGGGAGTGATGTTCTCCATACGGTACATGACGCCGGTCTCGGACTTGGAGTCCTTGTCCTTCGTCTTGACCGTTTCGGTCTTGTAAGCGGGTTTCATCGGCTGCCTCCAAAGTACTTGTACGCCCCAAGGGCCATGAACCCGAGTATCCCAAGCGTTATCCACTTAATGATGGTCTCGGTCGTAGCGCGCTTCACCGAGCGCCAATCGTCGATCAGCGCTCGGAGGTCTCGAATATCCTTGCCGGCATACTCGTCATGAAGTCCAACGCTTTCGAGGGCGCGACGAGCGCCGGCCTCGGCAGCTTGCTCAAGAAGTGCTCTGAACCGAGCTTCGTCCGCGTCCTCGATGACCATGCCAGACCTCAGTAACCCTTTTTGGCCTTCATGGCCTTCATCTTCGCCATCATCTCGGGCGGCATCATCTTGCCCCCCTTCTTGGCGGCGACGGCCTTGTTGGTCTTCATCGGCTCGACACTCTTGCCGGTCGACATGACCTTGGACTTACCCGTCATCATCTTGCCCTTCATGGCCTTGTTCCTTTCGCAGTTGCAGCCCATTCGAATTACGAGGTACGGAGGAGACCCGCCGTGCGGAGCTTGGCGAGCAGCGCATTGAAGTCGGCGACGATGCCGGCGACATCCGTCGCAGTGCTGTTCGCCTGCGCAGCGGCCTGCCGGTTTTCAAGCGTGTTGATCGTCGTGCCGTACTCGGCCAGTTCCTTACCGACGTCGTTGGCGTCGATGTTCTTCACGATAGTCACAGGCATCAGTATTCTCCGTTCAGTAGGAAATCATTGCGGACCGCCCGCAATGTTGGTGCGCGGCCCCATGTCGCCACCGACATTTCCGCCTTTCGGGGTCTGGTCGCCCTGCGCCTGCGCGCCGAGCTGAGCCATCTGCTGCGCCTGCATGGCCTGCGCCTGCATCGCTTGGTCGATCTCGTCGGACGTCGGCACGATGGCTTCGCCGTCGAGTCCGATGGTCTGGGCGATCTCGCGCAGGATCGCCGCGCGCCCCTTCGGGCCGACGATCTGGCTGTCGAGCGGATTGGCCGTGATCTGCAGGAACTCAAGCTGGCGGGCGCGCTGCGTTTCCTTCTGCACCGCGACGTTGACGCCGAGCACACGCACCGTCTCCTGACCCGTCAGGATGCCCGACGTGTCGGTCAGCATGATCATGTCGTAGAGCTGTTCGAGCAGCGGCGCGAGGACGTCGCGGTCGATGTTCGCCGCCACCGTCTGCAGGATCTTCGACGCGTTACCCATGAGCATCGCGAGGCCCGAGGCGGTGCGTCCGGCTCCGGAGCCCGCGCCCTGACCCGACAGATATTTCGGAATCGCCGACAGCTCGTCGGCCATGTCCGTGAAGCGCTGGTAGACGCCGAGCAGCTCGGCGGCGTTCGACGTCGGCATGAAGAAGCTGATCGGCGGCTGGCCGTTGTTGCCGAGCGGATCGCTCTGCACATGCCACCGCTTCCACGGGTAAAGCTCTTCGCCGTTCTCGTCGGGAGCGAGGCGGTCGTCGTTGACGACGACCTGCGGGCCGGAGGCGATGGAGAGGTTGTTGACGAGGGAGCGGAGCGAGGCGTTCGCCACTTCCTGAATGTCGTTGAGAATGTCGGGCAGCCCGTTGCCGACGGGCGTGCCGGGCACCTTCTCGAAGCTCGTGACGAAGTAGGGATGGCGCTTGCGCGGGCTAGGCGCGATCTGCGCCTTGATCACGTAGCGCCCGATCAACCACGCCTGCACGGCGTAGTCGCGCATCGCGTCGGGAACTTCTTCTTCCGACATGCCCCATTCGAGGAGCATGCGACCCTGCACGTTGCCATGGAACTCAAGGCAGTCGATGAGCCCCGACTGGTTGAAGTTCGGGTTCTCCCGGTTCTCCATCACCGCGCGTTCGCTGTCGGTGCTGTCCCAGTCGTCGGCCAAGCCGCCGCGTCCGTAGAGATCAAGCACTTCGCGGATGGCGGCGTGGTTGTAGCCGGGCAGGTCAAGAAGGTCGTTGAGGTCGGCGCGGGTGAGGCGGATGCGCTCGATGACCTGCGCGTCTTCGATGTCGGAGACGCCCGGCGTCCACCACACGTCGAACGGTGACACGCGCCTCCAGAACAAGCGCGGCTTCTGCTCGACGACGGCCTGTCCCTCGACCCATGTAACGACAGGGACAACACGCACCTCCGGCCCCTTGATGCAGGCGAAGGGGAACAGCGGCAGGTCGATGATGAACTCGGCGAGCGACTTGTAGAACCCGCCCTCGACGAGGATCTCCTCGATCTTCTGCTCGGAGACTTCCGCCTGCTTCTGCGCCCGGCGCTTGGAGGCGTCGCGCGCCGCCTGCATGAGCTGGATCATCCGATCCTGCATCATCATGGGGTCGATGGGCAGCCCCTGCTGCATCAGGGTCATGGCCTCCGTCTGGACGAGTTGACGGATGGCGGAAGAAATTTCCTGCGGGACGTCGGGGTCTGCGGGAGGAGACAGACCCCACGGTTTCTGAGGGGAGAGATAGACGTCCCGCAGGAGGGATGATGCGCCGCGGCATTTCATCGCGACGACGCGCGCATATACCGTGGAGCCCCCGAAGCGCTGAATTTCTGCAAGCTTCTCAGGCGGGTACTCGCCGTTGAAGGCGCGCAACGCCGAAAGAAGTCGGTCGTTCCATCCGTTCGTCGACGAGCGGTGGTTCCGCATCATCTCGAACTGCGTGCGAATGTAAGACGCAAGATTGTCGGTCGTATCGTCCGTAGCTTCCGCGGCGCGCGCAGTCGCTTCGTCCTTCGCCTTCATGGCGGCTTCGTATTGCGCCGGGGGTACGACACGCAGCAGCGGCGCAAAAGCAAGCTCGGCCATTCGTGTTCTCCGGCAGGCTCGACCAACTGCCCAGTAATACAGTAGATTGCGACCATTATGCAATAACCGCACGGCCGAGGAAAGACCGCATGGACGCCGTTTCAGTCCCCTCCCCCATCGGTGACGATCTTGTCCTTATCAAGGTCGCGCGCGAAATTGCGATGGATTTGCAACCTCTCGATTCTATACTTAAAACCCACTGTATTGACGCGGATGACTGGGAACGCATTTCAAACAGCGCGTATTTTAAGAGCGTGCTGGCCGAGCAGGCGATGGCTTGGAACTCGGCGGTGAACACGCACGAGCGCATTCGACTGAAGGCCGCTTCAATGGTGGAGGAGTGGCTTCCCGAACTTTTTCACCGCATGCACCAGCCCAACGAGAGCCTCGCGGCAAAGATCGAAGGCGGCAAACTCGCGGCGCGACTGGCCGGCGTAGGTCTCTCGGGAGCGGACGTCGCCGGCATCGGCGAGAAGTTTTCTGTGACGATCAACCTTGGCGCAGACAACTCCCTGAAGATCGAAAAGAACATCACGCCGAAGATGATCGATGCGGAGGACGCATGATCGATGTCATCATCACGGTGTTTGTTGTAATCGGCTTCGCCGTGTTCATCGGAGGAGCTTTGGTCGCAAATATCGAGAGGTTCTGGTGATGAACGACGTCCTGCCGATGCCCACGGGAGTGCTGCAGCTTTCGGACGACGAGTGGGTCGTCATTCTGGAAGACGACCGCCTTCTGCCGGTGACCGACTGGATCGATGAGGAAGGCGATTTCTGCGACCCCGACGACGCCATCGTCTGCGTGGCGGGCGACGAAGAGTTCGGCTGGATCACGCTGGAACTCGACAGAGACGCCGGCATCGTAGTGAACTGAAGAGCATCGTAGTAAACTGAAGGGCGATCAATGACGTTGTTCACAGCTTCCGGCTCGCTGCCGCGCCACCAATACGTCCACGTCGAGGGCTCATTCCTCGGGCTCACGGGGCTGCACCGCGCCGTTTGGTTCGGGCTGCACGCAACGCAAGGGCGGGCGTGGGGCTGCACAGTGATGCTGGAGGCTGGCGCGGTGTATCGGAACCTCCCGCCGCAGGCCATCGCGTTCACCACCACGCCGGGCAACTGGACGATCAAGCAGGCGCAACTCTGGGACTGCTACGGGGCGCAATTCTCGCTGCACGTCTACGACTATCTCGACGGGCTCTCTGCGGTGGCGCGCGTGCAGGGCGAGGACGTGCGCTGCAGCTACCTGTTCACCGCCATCCCCGTGAACGACGGCTACACGGCCGAGCCGGAGCAGGACAAGGAGTTCATGTTCCTGCGGACCGAGCAGGGCCGCCTGACGATCCAACCCACCAACCGCGTCCGCTTCATCGACAAGAGTTTCACCGACCCGTTGCTCGGCTGGCCTCGTCTGTCGGTGAGCCGCACCATCTGGAGCTGCGAAGACTGATGCCCGCCATCGACTACACCGCCCCGCCGACCTGCGCCGCCTTCATGAAGAGCCAAGCGTTCGGCCGCTTGATCGGCGGCCCCGTCGGCTCGGGCAAGACCACCGCCTGCCTGTTCGAACTGTTCCGCCGGGCGTGCGAGCAGCAGCCCGCCCCTGACGGCGTGCGCTACACCCGCTTCGCCATCCTGCGGCAGACGCTGAGCCAGCTCAAGATGACGGTGCTCAAGGACATCACGCAGTGGCTGCAGGGCGTGGCTACCTTCAAGGTATCCGAGAACACCGTGTACATTGAGATCGGCGACGTGCACTCGGAGTGGGTGCTCATCCCGCTCGAAGACGCCGAGGACCAGCGCAGGCTGCTCTCCTCGCAGCTCACGGGCGCGTGGATCTCGGAGTGCATCGAGATCGACGTCGGGCTCGTGGCCGCCATCTCCGGCCGCTGCGGCCGGTACCCGTCGGCAGCGCAGGGCGGCGCGACGTGGTTCGGCGTCATCGCCGACACCAACATGCCGTCCGAGGGCTCGCCGTGGCATAAGTTCATGGCGCTTGAGACCCCGCCGGACTGGCAAATCTTCATTCAGCCCTCGGGCCTCTCGGACGAGGCGGAGAATCTTGAGTGGCTGACGCAGACGACCGAGACGCTCAAGCTGCCCGTCGATGACCCCGCGCGTCGCGCGCAGGGCCGCACGTACTATGAACGTCTGAGCCGCTCCAACGGCGAGGACTGGGTGCGCCGCTACGTGCACGCCGAGTACGGCAACGACCCGTCAGGCTCGGCGGTATTCCGCGAGACGTTCAAGATGAGCTTCCACGCCGTCGACGAGTTGGAGCCCGTGTACGGCCACCCCATCATCGTGGCGCAGGACTTCGGCCGCAACCCGTGCGCCATCATCGCGCAGATCGACCACAAGGGCCGTCTGCTGGTTCTGGAGGAACTGGCGACCGAGGACATGGGGCTCGAACTCCACATCCAGCGCGCGCTCAAGCCGGCGCTCTCCAGCGAGCGCTATTTCGGCCGCCCGGTGTACATCGTGGGCGACCCGGCGGGCCGTCAGCGCTCGACGAGCTATGAGGAGACCAGCTTCGACCTCCTCAAGCGCAACGGCCTGATGGCCTTCCCCGCCCCGACCAACGACATCGACAAGCGCATCCGCGCCGTCGAGGCGTTCCTACTGTCGCAGCGCGACGGCGGCCCCGCCATCATGTTCGACCGTCGCCGCTGCCCGAAGCTCGTGCAGGCGATGAACGGCCAGTACCGCTACGCAAAGACGCGGGGCGGGCAACTGCGTGCCCTGCCCGACAAGAGCCACCCGTGGTCCGACCTTGCCGACGCGCTGCAATACGCCTGCCTCGCGGCGCACGGCGGCTTCGCCGACTACGTCGCCAACAAGCTCACGCGCCCTCGCGCAAACTCGGAGCGTCGTCGGGTCTCGGCTGCTGCGTGGACGTGACCGCCCGCACGGCGAGCACGGTGCAGCGCCTGCGGCGGGTCCGCCGGCCGGTGGTCAGACACTGCTGACCTCCAGTGGCGCAGGGTCCACAACGCGCTGATCCAACCACCGCTCGACGTCGGTAAGCCGGTAGAACACCGCTTTTTCCAGTTTGAGAAAAGCCGGCCCACGGCCGTTGCGTCGCCAGATCCGCAGCGTGCTCTTCGACACGCCGAGCATTTCAGCCACATCTTCCTGCGACAGGAGCCCCACGCTCAGCCGCAAACTATTGTCGTTTTGTGCCATAACATCCTTCAACCGTTTTTTGCGGCTGAAGATGAAAATAAGTGCCAATTTGAAACAGTCAACGACTCTATTGCTACATTCATGGGACCACTCAACGTGAAAAATCAAGGGTGTGCAAGCGGCGTGGGCACAAGCGTGTGCACGCGCGGATGATTACATAATGTAATAGTGAAGTAATAATGGTTTTTAGGTGCTGTATATTTTTAAGGTACCCAAACAAAGGGGGGCCGGGGGTGGGGTGGCCCGAGCCAATAGGGGGTGGGGGGTACCCCTACCTCGGAGGTATGCAGTCTTCCTAAGCCGAGAGGTTCGCCTCTCCCCCCTCATGGGGCGCGCTGTTTGACAATCGAATCCTTGGTCGGTGCGCGGGCTCGCGGTGCGAGCGGGCCCCAGTCGACTCCCCGCTAGGGCTCCGGCAGGGGGATATCTGCCGATCCGAGTCTCCCAAGCCCCGACGTACGCACGTGGTCACTGCGTCGGGAAACGCCTCGCCGGCGGCTTCGCAGGAGAACGGTCCAACCCGGTAAAGGTCCGCGCGAGCGGTAAGTCCGGTCGGCACCCCCCGGTCTCACAGTGGCCGGATAGTCTAGGGCACCTTTCAACACGATTGCGTCGGACGGTTCCGTCCGGCGCGTTTGGCCCTTTTCCGCAACCCCTACCTCCAAGGTAACACCATGCCGAACCGCAATCTCGCCGCCAAATTCGAACGCTCGCGCCGCCAAGCTCGCGAAGCCGCGCGCATGGAATATTCGAAGTCGGGCTATTCGACCGCCCGCCCGTTCATCGCCGACAATGCGACCGTCAAATGCTCGCTCGCGCCCAAGCTTGAGCGCGACACGTATCGCCCGCGCGTCAAGTACAACGGCATCGCCCGTGAAGGTATCGTCGCCATGCTCGCGGCCGAACCGTTCAAGTCGGAACAACGCCTGATCCGGCGCGGCTGATAGGCCGCCATGGGAGCGAGCCGCCACCGCTGCCCGCTCCCTCTCTTTTTTCTTATTCTATATTCTTTATTCTTTATTTTGATACTAGCAAGGTTGCCGCCCGCGCCTTACCGCCAAGGTAAAGCGGGCGCACATACCTACTACCTATAGTATCATTTCAGACATCACAGAATATAGAATTACAAAACATTCCCGTGCGAAATCAAACACTTGCGCCCGTTTCTTCATATTCGGCAAAATACAGAATAACAGAATATTCGTTTGGCACTTTGCCCGCGCCCACCACGCGCGCCTTCAAACCCCTACCTGAAAGGTAACTCTCATGTCCCGCAAGAACGACACCCGCTTCGCCGACTTCCTCTCCGACACTGTCGATGCGCTCGGCCGCACGCAGGGCGAAGGTGAGACGTCGCTGCCTAAGCTCGCCATCGCCGTCGCCCATGCCGCGCGTGACGGATACATCACGTCCGAAAAGCAGGGTGACGCGCCCGACGCAGCGCACCTGATCTATCAGCGCTATGTCGATGCACGCGCCGCCGCATCGACCGCCTACCGCACCCCGACCGCCGGCGGGTTTTCCGGCAACGTGTCGAAGCTTCGCGCCTTCGTGAAGCTCGGTGAGAAGGCGAAGATTGATGGCGCATCCGTTCTCGAACGCGCCCGCGAGATCCTCAATGACCTTGTCGATGCAACGCCGGACGCCAAGCTCAAGTCTCCTTACGCCTACCTTGTCGATGTCGCCCGCCGACAACTCGAAACCGAATACGAGTTGTCGGATGCCGACCTTGGCGAGATTGCGGCGAAACCCGTGCGTGGCGAGAAGTCCCGCGCTGACAAGCTGCGCGACGCCTTCGATGCGCTCTACGCCATCGCCGAGGATGGGGACGACGAAGACCGTCTGCAGGACGCCATGGAATTGGTGAAGGGCGAGCTTCACGCCATGGGCGAGCTGACGAGTGTCGAAATCGCCGCCGTCAAGGAACGCAATAAGACCATGGCGAAGATTGCCGCGCTGCAGGCGAAGCTCGCTGCATGACGGCGAGCCTACCCCAAAGGTAACGCACTCATCCTAGTCGCGCGGCACCATCGCCGCGCGACCTATCCTCTTACCGCAAAGGTAAAACGATGAACCCCTTCCTCTACGCATCCATGCAGCGCGCCTATCTCAGCGACCTCTGCGAGCCTGTCGGCGACGACCTGCACCGTGAGTGCTGCATCGTCTACTACGGTGTCTATGCGACCGACGACGAGCGCGAGCCTTGTCTGCCGCACAACTTCTCCGTGCGCCTGTTCTTCTGACGCGCGCGCCAATCATCACTCTCCCGGCTTACCTCGGAGGTATTCCCATGAACTACGTCGTCTATCGCGACTCCATCCACCACCGCTGGTGGACTGTCTACGCCGTCACTGAGAAGTACGGTCGCTGTCTCGTGCCGCACCAGCGCGGGTTCAAACGCAAGCGCGATGCGATGGACTACGTGATTCGCGTACTTACCTCGGAGGTATGACATGCGCGCCCTCATCGAAGTCATCCGCGCGGCCGTCGAGACGGTCGTCATCCTCGCCTTCCTCGCCGTCGTCGTCCTCGTATGGGTGGCGACGCCCTGATTTACCTCGGAGGTAAACCAATGAACACCCGCACCAAGACCATCGACAACTCGGACTTGTCTTCGTCCGACCCCACCTACGTCCGCCACCTCGCCGAGACGCTGGTGACGCTCGACCTGTCGAGCCCCGACCACGATGTGCTCGACGACGTGGTGAAGATCATCGCCCACGTCTCCCGCGAGCTGGCGGTGCGTGAGGCGCAGCTCCGCGCTCGTGAGGCTGCGCTCGCCAAGCAGGAGGCGACGCGCTCGCTCGTGGACAAGTTGTCCGCCGCCGTCGGTGTCGAGAAGACCCGGCGCTGGTTCTGATACCTCGGAGGTAAAGATGCACAGACTCAAAGAGAAACCCGAGAGACTTGCGGAGCTTGTGGCTGCGCACGATTACGTGGCGAATTGGACGGACCATAAGACGGACGAAATCATGGCCGCAATGGCAAGGCACTTCTCCCCTGAAATGATCGCGGAGGCCGAGGCCGTGATCGCAGTGCGCGACGCCGAGTTCACACATGAGCAGCGGCAAGACCATTACGATGACGCCGGAGAGATCAGAGTGGCGGGGACGCTTCGCGGAACCATCAACGAGCTGCTGGATCGAGTTTAACCCATGAAAACCGAGTCCGCCGAACAATCCGTGGTCCGTCGTTCGCCGGACGGGATCACCACGCACGATATGCCGGGAGGGTGGCGAGTGATCGTCGCTCGTCTCGGAGAGGCGTACCAAGCTTGGTACTACCACGGTAACGACGACCCGAGGATCGCGGCCTCCTGCGAGGATGCCGCCACCCGGTGGATGGAAGCGAAGAAGGACTAAACCCCATACCACGGAGGTAAATCATGGGACTGGATATGTTTCTGTGCGGCCGCAAGACGCCGCGCTCCGAGCCTAAACGCACCGAGGACGGGTTCGAGGTGACGGAAGTCACCATCGAGCTGGGTTACTGGCGCAAGCACCCCGACCTGCACGGATACATCGTGCAGACCTTCGCGGGCGGCGTTGACGAGTGCCAGAAGATCAACCTGTCGACGGACGATATGCGCGACATCATCCACGCCATCAACGCCGGAGAGCTGCCCCACACTCAAGGCTTCTTCTTCGGAGAATCCGAGAACACGCCGGATGAACGCGCCGCGGACGTCGCGACATTCGAGCGCGCCATCGCATGGCTGGACGCAGCGCCGCACGACGAGTGGCGCGACGTCTACTATCAAGCGAGCTGGTGAACCCCATGCGCCAAGAGAGCAAACTCATCGCTACGGCGTTCATCAAGCGCCGCTCCGCCCGCGCCGCCCGCACCAGCACCGACGGCCGGGTGGTCTACCTCCACGGTAACCCCATCGCATGGTGGGAGGGCGACGTCCTCTGCCTCACACTGGCGAACTGGCCGACGGTGACGACGCGCGAGCGCCTCAACGCCATCTGCGAGCTGGTGATGGGCAAGCGTCCGTTCCACCAGAGCAACTACGACCAATACTACGACGACGAACCGATCTCCGAGCGCGGCATCATCCGCGTCGAGATCATCCCCGTGGCGCGAGCCGCGTAATACCTCGGAGGTAACGATGATCCCACGCACGGATATGCCGCGCCCCCACGACTTACCCTGACCCCCTACCACAGAGGTAACACCATGAAACTCGACCCCTACATTCTGAGCATCAACGTCAACCGCTTGCGCGCCGAGCACGGGTGGAGCATGCGCGAACTCGCCTCGATGGCGAGCGTCAATCGCAATACGCTCAGCATGATCAATCAAGCGAAGCTCGACAGTCCGCGCATCAGCACGCTCAAGCGCATCGCCGCCGCGTTCAACGTGGATGTGAGCGATCTTCTCAAGAGGTATCGCGCACCGGTCATCACTCGCCCGGCACCCACGCCGCCGGCGTTCAGCACGCCCGAGGCCGAAGCGCCCCTCATCGACACGCCCGCCATGCTCGACGTCACGCCCGTCCGCGTGCCGCCCCGCGCCGGCCGGTCCTCCATCGAGGTGGCGTGCGACATCATCAAGGATCTGCTGCTGTTCGGATCGGACGACGTAGACGTCGCGCGGCGCGCACGGTCCTTCCTGCGCGCGCATCGTGGCGGCTCGTGAGCCTACCACAAAAGTAAAATCGCAAGACAGCATAGGAATAAGTTCCTATTGACAGGGGCTTATACTATGCTATACTTGCACGTTACTTCCCCTACCACCGAGGTAACCATGCATACCGAAACCGAATACAAAGAAGATCACGCAGTCAGGGTACTGCGATCTTGTCTGTACGTCAACCTGCGCGTCGCGCTGCGCACGCTCGTGCTTCGCGTCCACGCCGAGGACATCACCGCCGACATGACGACCAATGTGCGCGCCACGATGGCGGATCTCTACGCGTTGTCGCCCATCGATGACCTTACCTCGGAGGTGATGAACCGCCTCGCCTCGCTCGTGTCGATGGACCCCTTGATCCTCGTCGGGCGGCGCGATCTTCAGAACGCAGTCATCGGTCGCGCCGTCGGTGTGCAGCAGCTCATCGCCGACCGCGCGGCCCCAGCACCGGAGCCTGTCCATTGAGTGCCGTGTTCCCCGACGACGCACCCCCGCGCCTATGGCGCTTCGTCGAGTCCGCAGCCATGCCGCACCCCGACGTGGTCGCCATGCTCGACAAGAAAAACAACGTGCTGCGCGTCAACCGCGATCTGTTCGACACGCTCGACCGTGATCAGCAGAAGCGCGTGATGCGCACGCACTTCGCCATCATCGAACTCGACGCCATCCCCACCTGACGCCCCACCACGGCGTTCCCCTACCACAGAGGTAAGACCATGCACTTCACCGCCCTCGCCGCCGAGGCTCCTTCGCTTGTGCGCTCCGGCATCTCCATCGAACTCGTCTCCGCCCCCGGCCGAGGCAAGTCCCAGTTCGTCCGCCAACTCTACGAGCAGCTCGCTCGTGAGGAGCCGGGCGATTGGGGCTATGCCGAGCTGTTCCTCGCCACGCAGACACCGCCCGACCTCATCGGTTATCAGTTCAAGGGTGAGGTGGAGTACGACGGCAAGTCCTTCGCCGTCACCGACCCCACCATGCCGAGCTGGTTCATGTGCGAGGACGGTCGCCCGGTCTTCGCTTACCCCAGAGGTATTCTGTTCCTCGACGAGTTCGGCCAAGGACAGACCGACGTCAAGGCCGCAGCCGCTGAGCTGATCCTCAACAAGCGGCTGGGCAAGTGGCGTCTCCCTGACGGGTGGATCGTCATCGCCGCGAGCAATCGCTCCTCCGACCGCTCCGGCGTCACCAAGTCGCTCGACTTCGTGATCAACCGCCGCATGGAGATCCACGTCACCGACGATCTGGCGTCGTGGGAGGACTGGGCGAACAAGTACGGCGTGCATCCCGACATCGTCACCTTCGCCATGCAGAACCCCGAGATCGTGTTCTCGGACGGCGTGCCGGAGAAGCAAGGCCCGTGGTGCACGCCGCGCTCGCTCGTGCTCGCCGAGAAGATGCTGCGCGCGATCTCGCCCGGCATGGACCTGCGCACCGATCCGAGCGCGCTTGAGTTGACTGCGGGGCTCATCGGCGAGGCGGCAGCCGCGCAGCTCATGGCGAACCTCAAGCTCGCCGCAGACATGCCGTCCTACGACGAGATCGTGCGCGCCCCCGACGCTACGCCCGTGCCCGACAAGCCTGACGTGCAGATGCTCATCGCCTACCGCCTCGCCGCCATGGTGCAGGAGAAGGATCTGCAGCCCGTCATCACCTATGTCGGACGCATGGGCATGGAGATGGGGATGCTCTTCGCCAAGGCGACGACCAAGCGCAAGCCGCTGATGATCAACGCCAAGCCTTTCATGACGTGGTGCATGCAGAACAGCACCATCATGGCCGCCATCGGCAAGCTCAACTAAGGCGGCCCCCACGCCGAGCTTGCCGAGGGGGAGGCGTAAACACCGACCGCCTCCCCCGCCCGCTTCCCCTACCGCAGAGGTAACCCCATGGCGAAACGCCGCCGCACCATCACACTCGAACTGAAGGCTGAACTCGACGACGAGCAGTACGCCGCCATCAAGCTGGCGGCGCAGACCGTCGCCTCGATGTTCCTGACCCAAGCCACGCTGCTGGCCGACAAGCGCCCGCAGATCTTCCTGCACGGCGAGGACTTCGCCCACACCGAGACGATCCCCGTGATCATGGAGGACTGACCATGAGCCTCGACTTCGACACGCTCAAGACCCTGCCGAAGGCGCTCGCCGGCGGCGACTACCCCCCGGTGGCGCTGACCTCCGAGCAGACGCGCATGTGGGCGGAGACGCGCGCCGCGCTCCTGTGGAACTGCCCTGCCTTCTCCCACATCCTCTACTCGATGATGAGCCACGGCGACGCGTCGGCTACGTTTACCTCTGCGGTACCCATCGCAGCCACCGACGGCGAGCGGCTCATCCTCAACCCCGAGACGTTCTTCAAGTACAAGTTGCCCGAGCGCGTCTTCATCGTGGCGCACGAGATCATGCACTGTATCCTCGACCATTGCGGTCAGATGCACCTGCACCAGACGCGCGGGCGCGTGCCGCTGCCGAGCGGCAAGTCCGTCGCCTACGACCACCAGACCATGAACGTCGCGCAGGATCTGGTGATCAACGACATGCTCATCACGTCCAAGGTGGGGCAGTTCAACTCCGACTGGATGCACGACACGCAGACGGCGACAGCCAAGTCGAGCGTCATCGACGCCTACGCCAAGCTCTACCGCGAAGGTAACTCAGGCAAGGGCGGCGGTGACGGCCCCGCCCAGCACAAGGGCAAGAGCGGCTTCGACCAGCACCTCAAGCCCGGCTCAGGCTCCGGCAAAGACCCGACGCAGGCGCAGCAGCAGCGCAACGACATGGCGTGGCAGTCCGCCGTCGCCGCCGGCATGGCCGCCGCCAAGGCGCAGGGCAAGTTGCCCGCCGACATGGAGGCGTTCTTCCAAGACATCCTGCAGCCGAAGGTCGACTGGACCGACAAGATCAAGGGGTTGTTCGCCCGCAAGGTGGGGTCCGGCTCTTACGACTGGCGTCGCCCCGACCGCCGCCTCATCGTGCGCGACATCTATGCGCCCGGCCGCTCCGGCCACAATGCCGGGCTGGTGGTCATCGCCGTCGACACGTCGGGGTCCATCGGGCAGCAGGCGCTCGACACGTTCTTCGCCGAGATGCGCGGCATCTTGGAGGACGTTCGCCCCAAGCGCACGCTCGTCATGTGGTGCGACGCGCAGGTGCACGGCGTCGACGAGATCGAGGACTTCGCCGACATCGGCAAGCTCAAGCCCAAGGGCCGTGGCGGCACCGACTTCCGTCCCGTCTTCGAGCGCATCGCGCAGGAGGGCTGGGAGCCCGACGCTCTCGTCTATCTCACCGACCTCATGGGTCCGTTCCCTGAGCGCGAGCCTACCTACCCCGTCATCTGGGGCCGCACCGAGCCGCGCGTGGCGATCCCGTTCGGCGACGTCGTCGATGTCCCCATCAAGTACTGATACCTTGGAGGTAAACCATGGCGAGTAAAGCCCCCCGAGCGCATCAATCCGCTGCGATCAGTTTGTTCTGTGATCGGATGCGCGACAATATGCTGTCGCATCTCAAGTTGCGCATCGATGAAGACGACATCTTCAATCTTCTGGTGAAGCCCGAGCATCGCGAGCTGATGCGCGCCGCATCGGAGGTCATGGAGGAGCGTTCATGGAACGTGGACGCGTCCGTCGGCTCGCTGATCGACTACAAGTTCGAGAACCCGCCGCTCATCTACTTCAAGCCCAACGGCTACTACTCCTTCAGGCGGCTCTACCCGAATTACACGTCCTCGACCGGACGACAATTCACGCTCGACGCCGTGACGGCTGAGATCTACAACGAGCTTCAAGCCGTCGTCTCGCAGGAGATCGAGATCCGAGCGGAGTTCCTACGCTTGCGTCACTTCTTGTTCGGACTGATGACGGCGTGCAAGGACGAGCCGAAATATGCACGCTATCATCTGCCGGGCTACGTGACGGTGCTTGGCGTTTACCCGCAGTCTGCGCCCATCGCCGAAGGTATTCGTGAGTTCGTCTATGAGCGCCACGCTCCCCCACTGCCGCCGCCTCTGCGTGATCTCTGCAGTTGGGCCGACGGCCTGATCGCCCGAGCGACGCTCATCGAGAAGGCGGCCGAGTCCCGGTTCACGGGCGGAGTCCGCTACGAGCTGTCGGATTTGAGGATCACGTTTGATGAAGGAACGATCTCTGAATGAGTTGGGGCGGCCCCCCACCACGGGTGCCGCCCCCGATCTCCCCTACCAAGAGAGATAACCCCCGAAAGGGTCATGCCTAGAAATAAACCTAGTGCCCCCGCCGGTCAAGGATACAAGATATAGGGTCGCCATGAAGATCATCGCCGTCGACGTCGAGACTTACTACGACAATGATTACAGTTTGCGTCGGATGACGGTGCCCGAGTATGTGCTTGACCCCCGATTCGAATGTATCGGCTGGGCGGTCTACGATCCGTCCACAGGGAAGAAGTGGTACGACCACGGCCAGTTCGAAGATTACCTCAGAAGTAATACTGGCCCCTGCGCCATGATTTCTCACAACGCTCTGTTCGACATGAGCGTGATGGCGTGGCGGTTCGGCTATGTCCCCACCATGATGATCGACACGCTGGGGATGGCGCGAGCCATGCTCGCAGCCGACCTCAAGTCGCTCTCGCTCGCCAACGTGGCGATGCACCTTGGTCTCGGAGCCAAGGGCGACACGGTGCACAAGGTCGTGGGCATGGGAGCCGCCGCCATCCGGCAAGCGGGGATTTACAACGAGTACGCCGCGTACTCCATGAACGACGCCGAGCTGGCCTATCGCATCTTCGAAAAGCTCATGGCGCAAGGTTTCCCGCAGCAGGAGCTTCTGGTGCTCGACACGGTGCTGCGCTGCGCGGTGAAGCCGAGGCTCATGCTGGATCAAGCCGTGCTGGCCGAGCATCTTCACATGGTGCGCGAGAGTAAGAAGGATCTTCTCGACCGCTGCGGGCTCGCCGACCGCGACGCGCTGATGTCGAACGACAAGTTCGCCGAGGCGCTGCGCCGGCTGGGCGTGGAGCCGCCCACCAAGACCTCACTGACGACGGGGCGCGAGACCTACGCCTTCGCCAAGACGGACCCCGCCTTCATCGAGCTGGAAGAACACGAGGACGCAGACGTGCAGGCGCTGGTCGCCGCGCGCATGGGTCTGAAGTCCACCATCGAGGAAACGCGCACCGAGCGCTTCATGTCGATCTCGCGCCTACAGTGGCGGGAGGGCGAGCGGTGGATGCCTATACCTCTGAGGTATTCCGGCGCGCACACGCACCGCCTGTCGGGCGACTGGAAGCTGAACCTGCAGAACCTTCCGCGCGGCGGCCGGCTGCGCAAGGCGCTGACCGCCCCTCCCGGTCACAAGGTGGTGGCGGCGGACGCCAGCCAGATCGAGGCGCGCATCGTGGCGTGGTTCTCCGGTCAGACGGACCTCGTCGAGCAATTTGCGCGGGGCGAGGACGTCTACTCGTCGTTCGCCTCGAAGGTATTCGGCTACGCCGTCAACAAGAAGCAGCACCCCGCCGAGCGCTTCATCGGTAAGACCGCGATCCTCGGGCTGGGCTACGGCCTCGGATGGGTGAAGTTCCAGAAAACCGTCAAGCTGCAGTCCAAGGCGCAGACGGGCAAGCTCATCGACCTGTCGGACGCGGAGGCGCAGCGCATCGTCACGACCTATCGCACCGCCTACTTCAAGATCCCCGAAATGTGGCAGCGACTCAACGGGCTGATTCCGGCTCTTGCGCGTGGCGATGAGGCGCATCTCATTGCACCGGTCATCACCGGGGCGCAGGAAATCACGCTGCCGTCGGGCCTCAAGCTGTTCTACCGGAACCTCCGGCATGAGAACAACGAGTGGACGTTCGACTACGGCGGCAAGCCGAAGAGGCTCTACGGCGGGAAGCTCCTCGAAAACATCGTGCAGGCGCTCGCCCGCATCTGCGTCATGGACGCGGCGGTGCGGACGCGCAAGGCGCTCGCCAAGGTGACGGATGACGTCGACCTCGCCATGCAAGTCCATGACGAGTTGGTCTACGTGGTGCCCGACGACCTCGCCGACTTCGTGCTCAAGCTGCTGCTCAAGGAGATGGCGGTCCGGCCGTCATGGGCGCATGACCTCCCTCTCGTGGCGGAAGGCGACGTTGGCGTGAATTACGGCGAAGTGAAATGAACTGTCGCGAAACGTCCACGAATTGCTCTCATTTGCTGCGAAACTTGACCTCTGTGAATCATGGGGTCAGGTAACACCAAAGCGATTGACTACCTCTGCGGTAATCTTAAGATGGTCGGATCGTCGTCGTACGGCGGTCAGGCCCACCACGCCGGTTCTTCCCTACTAAAATCGAGAAACCCCATGCGCCAGCATTATACGCTGCAGATTATATACCAACTGCCGACGGCGCTCGCCCGGCTGTTGCTGCTCCTCATCGAGAAGCCCATCGTCACAGCCGTCGAGATCGAGCACGAACACCAGATCGCCACTCAGGCGAGCGTGGCGATCCATCGGCTGCGCCGGCGCATCGCGCCCTACAAGATCGAAGTGAAGAGTCAGAAGTCGCTCGGCTACTTCATCGATCACGAGACGAAGATCGCTGTCATCGACCAGATGAAGCGCATCGATGTCGTGATGCCGCCTCGCGCGGCCTGATCAAACACTTACCCCACAGGTATTCAGGTCATCCATGTCGTCCGGTAAAAGCGTTCCGTCGTCCCAGAAATCCATGAAGAAGTACCTTGCCGAGCTGGAGGAACGAGCCACAAAGCTCTGCGCGCAAGGCGACATGAAAGCCTGCTGCCAATTGCATCTCCTCGACTTGAAGAGGGCGGGGCACTCACCACTGAAGACGGAGTTGGTGATCCCGCCCTCTCTTGAGGTCAGCGCCATCAGCGCTCCGTCGAAGCATCACCAATCATACGCATCGTCCAGTCTGGCGTGGTGAAGGTGCGGAGCGTACCTCAGAGGTAAACATGACGGTCACGACCTACAACAAACCCAAAGCCTTCGCGTGGAGTTACTCGAAGCTCAAGAACTATGAGAGCTGCCCGAAGCGCCACTGGCACATCGACATCAAGAAAGACGTCAAGGAGGAAGAAAGTGAGCACCTCCGATACGGCAATCTTCTTCACGAAGCTCTGGCTAAGAGCATCGGCTCTGGCGAAGCGCTCCCTCCGGCGTTCAAGCATCTTGAACCGTGGGTGGAGAAACTCTCCGGCGGTGCGGGTGTCACTCTGGTCGAGCAGAAGTATGCCATTCGCAGTGACTTCTCGGCGACCGAGTTCTTCGCTCGTGATGCGTGGTTCCGCGGCATCGGCGATGTCGTCAAGATCGCCGGACCCGTCGGGCTCATCCTCGACTGGAAGACGGGTAAGATCGTAGAGGACTCCGTCCAGCTCGCCCTTATGGCGCAGTGCGTGTTCGCGCACTTCCCCGACGTGCAGAAGGTCCGCACCGAGTTCGTTTGGCTGAAGGAGGACGCCACAACGCGCGCCGACTTCTCGCGTGACGATATGCGTTCGCTGTGGGCGTCTCTGCTGCCGCGCGTGCGGATGTTGGAGGACGCGCACAACGGGCAGAACTACCCGCCCAAGCCCGGCCCCCTGTGCCGCCGCTGGTGCCCGGTGACGGCGTGTCCCCATCATGGCTCTTGAGCGTTTACCTCAGAAGTAAACAAGTATTCGTCTTGTTCTCAGGAAGTATTCGCTGATATTTCAGCGACTTACCCCTTGACAAGACCTTAAGAAACCCTATATAAATGACACCAGAAGGACGTATCAAGCAGCGCGTCAGCGCGCTACTTAAAAGTTACAACGGTATGTATTATTACATGCCGGTGCCATCTGGTTATGGCGAGAGCACTCTCGACTATATCGGTTGCTTCAAAGGTAAGTTCTTCTCCGTGGAGACGAAAGCACCGGGGAAGAAACCTACCAGCCGTCAGATGCAGACCAAAGCCGCCATGGAGCGCGCGGGCGGTGTGGTCTTCATCATCGACAGTGAGGACGTCAGCGCGCTCAAGAACTGGCTGGACAGCATATGATCCACGTCTCAGGAACCCACCGCGTCGTCGGCGTGCCGCTTCGCTCCGATCTCAGAAACCTCTTCCCCGACGCGCCCGTCGTGCCGCTGGCGGGAACACGCCTGCTGATCGTCAATCACGGTGCGGAAGAAACACGCCTGCTGCGAAATATGGGGATCGATGTCCCCGCTCCTATACTTTCGCAGTACGGCTGGCCGGGTGGCACGCCGTTCGAGATCCAGAAGAAGACGGCGGCTCTGCTCACCACCAACTCACGCGCCTTCGTCCTCAACGGCATGGGGACGGGCAAGACCAAAGCGGCGCTGTGGAGCTGGCATTACCTCTACGGTAGAGGCGACGCGCGCAAAGCGCTGGTCGTCGCCCCGCTGTCGACGCTGAACTTCACATGGGCGCGCGAAGCCTTCACCACGCTGCCCGACGTGAAGGTCGCCGTCCTGCACGGCACCAAGGCCAAGCGGCTCGAACGCCTACGTTCAGACGCGGATCTGTTCGTCATCAACCATGACGGGCTGTCGGTGATCGCCGACGAGCTGGTCAAGCTCGGCATCGTCGACACGCTGATCCTCGACGAGCTGGCGGCTTACCGCAATGGTACGGCGCTGCGCACGAAGATCGCGCGCAAGGTCGCGAACTCGATGCGGTGGGTCTGGGGCATGACGGGCTCGCCGACGCCCAACGCTCCGACCGACGCATGGGGCCAGTGCTCGGTCGTCAACCCCGGCCGCGTGCCGAAGTACTTCGCGCGCTTCCGCGATGAAGTGATGACCAAGGTCACGCAGTTCAAATACGTGCCCAAGCCCGACGCGCTCGACAAGGTCTACGAGGTCATGCAGCCCGCCGTGCGCTTCACCATCGACGATGTGGTGGAGCTGCCGGACGTGGTCGAGCGGGTCGTGGAAGTCGAACTCGGCGAGAAGCAGGGCAAGGTCTACAAACAGATGGAGACGCAAGCCTACGCCGCCATCGAGGCGCGCGAGATCACGGCGATGAACGCCGGGGTCGTGCTGTCCAAACTTCTCCAGATCTCTTGCGGCTACGTCTACACCCGCGACGGTGAGACCGTGCCGCTCGACAACGACACGCGCATCAGCGCCCTCCTCGACGTGGTGAACGCCACCGACAGGAAAGTGCTGGTGTTCGTGCCGTTCAAGCACGCGCTCGCCGGGATCTCGGCGGCGCTCACGGCCGACGGCATCGAACATGCCGTCGTGTCCGGCGACGTCTCGTCCACGGAGCGCGGGGCCATCTTCTCCGCGTTTCAGCAGACGTCGAAGTACAAAGTGATCGCGGCTCATCCCGCCACGATGAGCCACGGTCTCACGCTGACGGCGGCGGACACCATCGTGTGGTTCGCCCCCGTCACGAGCTTGGAAACTTTCGAGCAGGCCAACGCGCGTATTCGCCGCTATGGGCAGAAGCACAAGCAGCAGATCCTCATGCTGCAGGGCACTCCCGTAGAAAAGCGGATCTATGCGCGCCTTCGTGCCAAGCAGCGCGTGCAGGACAAGCTGCTCGAAATGTTCAAGGACTGATCCTTCCCTACCACGGAGGTAACAATCATGAAGGATACAATGCCGGAAGACTTCGATACCATCGTCGCGCAGTTCATAAAGCTGCGTGACGCCATGAAGGCGAAGGAGGAGAAGTTCAAGGAGGAGATCGCTCCCGCCAAGGCTTACAAGGAAGCCTTGGAGAACAAGCTCCTCGAAAAACTCAACGAGATCGGTGGAGACAGCGTCAAGACCGGGCACGGCACGGTCTATCGCACCTCCCGCAAGTCGGCGTCCATCAGCGACGCCGGCGTGTTCCGCTCCTTCGTTATTGGAGAGGGGAACTACGATCTCGTCGATTGGCGGGCAAACGCAGCCGCTATTGCTGACTTCATCGCCAACAACGACACGCCGCCGCCCGGCGTGAACTACTCCGTCAACTACACCGTCGGCGTTCGCCGCGCCTAACCTTCGAGGTAATCCCCATGAGCAATATCGTGATCCCGAAAAACTTCGGGCAACTCGCCACCGCCTTCTCCGGCGTGCGCGTCGAGGACGACCTGTCGTCCGGCGTCGGCCAGTCGTTCGGCGTCATCAGCTACCGCGGCAAGGTCTGGGCCGTGAAGTATCAGGGCCAAGAAAGCAAGCTGATGCGCCCCGACGGTGACGGTCCGCGCAACTCCATCGAGGTCGTCATCGTGCGCAGCGCGAACGTGATCTCGAAGATCTTCTACAACGACGGCTACGTCGAAGGCTCGTCGGCTCCGCCCGACTGCTGGTCCACCAACGGGCAGACGCCCGACCCGGCCTCGCCCAAGAAGCAGTCGGCGACCTGCGCGGGGTGCCCGCAGAACGCGTGGGGGTCGAAGATCACCGACGCCGGCAAGCAGGGCAAGGCGTGCGCCGACAGCAAGCGGCTCGCCGTGGTCCCCGTGGAGGACATCGACAACGAAATGTTCGGCGGCCCCATGCTGCTTCGCGTCCCCGCCGCCTCTCTGAAGGATCTGGCGTCGTTCGGTCAGAAGCTGAAGGCCATCGGCTACCCCTACTACGCCGTGGCGACGAGGATCAGCTTCGACCCCGATCAGGCGTACCCGCGCTTCCAGTTCGGCGCGATTCGCGCGCTCGACGAGGAAGAAGCCGCCAAGATCATGGAGCTGCGCGACGACGAGCGCGTGGCGCGCATCCTCAACGCGGCGGTCGAGAACGTCACCCACGAGCCGGAGGCGTCGCTGCCGAAGCCCGAGGACGTGTTCGAGCAGCCCCCGCGCAAGACCGCTCCCACCGCTCCCGCCGCTCCTAAGCCCGCTCCCAAGCCGGCTCCGAAAGCGGTTACCGCAGAGGTAGTGGATGAAGAGACCGGCGAGGTCATGCAGACCCCCATGCCGAAGCCGGCTCCCAAGAAGGCGGCTCCCCCGCCGCCCGTCGATGACGAGGATGAGGATCAGGCCGCTTCGACCTCCGCTCCGTCCTTCGACGCCATGCTCGATAACCTCCTGAAGTAAAACGCTCGCGCGCCGGGGTTTTCTCCGGCGCGCTCAACCCCCTACCAGAGGTATTGAAATGCGGCACACGCGGGAGTTTCTCGCTCGCGTTCTTCCTTGGCCCGGTGAGGACGACGGTTACGTCAACATCCACTGGCGCAGCTATGGTCAGAACGGAAAACAATACTGGGGCGGACGCGCAGCGAAGACGGTGGACGAGGCGGTCCGTCTGCTGAATTGGGCGCAGCGGCAGGAGGGCATCCTCGATCTCTACTGCTGCATGTCCATGCAGTCGAAGGCCGAGCCGAAAGTCTCAAAGCTCGGCAACAAGTATCTCAACGCCATCCGCTCGCAGCAGAACGCGGTGGCGCTGCGCTCGCTCTATCTCGACATCGACGTCAAGGAGGGTGCCTACACCACAACGCAGGACGCCGTTGTCGCGCTCAAGGAGCTGATCGCCGCCCTGTCCCTGCCCATGCCGACCGCCGTGGTGTCCTCCGGCTCCGGCGGGGTGCATGTGCACTGGGCGCTGGCGGAGCCGATCTTACGCGCCGACTGGCAGCCGCTGGCCGACGCGCTGGCGCGCGCAGCGTCACAACATGGTCTGCACTTCGATCAACAGTGCACCATCGACAGCGCGCGCATCCTGCGCATCCCCGGCACGCACAACTATAAGCTCGACCCGCCGGCGGACGTCGCTCTAATGGCGCTGGGCGAGTACGTCGAGCTGGACGAGCTGCGGTCTTCTCTTGGTCCTTACATGGTCGCCAAGAGCGAGATCCTCCTGCCGGCGCGCGTCAGCTCCCCCGTTACGGTGAACGACGACCTCGCCGCCGGGGTGACGGGCAGCGCTCCGGTGCCGTCCATCGACACGGTGGCGCTCACCTGCGGCTTCGTCCGCACGGCGCTCGACACGGGCGGCGCGAGCTACTCCAACCCGTTGTGGATGCTCACGACCTATCTCGCAGCCTTCACGGTGGAAGGGCGGGAGGCGGCGCACCGGATGGCGCAAGGACATCCTACCTACGAGGTAAGCGCCACCGACGCACTCTATGATCGGATGCTCTCCTACAAGGAGCAGTCCGACAGCGGCTGGCCGCGCTGCGAGAAGATCGAGTTGTCGGGCTGCAGGGACTGCGCGTCCTGCCCGCTGCGGAGCCAGAACAAGTCCCCTTTTCATTTCGCCCTGCCGAAGGCGGCCAATGACGCTCCGGTCGACCTTATGCCTTCGGGGTATCACAGGGCGCAAGACGGGCGCGTCTTTCGGATGGTCCCCGACGAGACCGGCGGGGTGACGGCGCGGGAAGTTATGCCCTACCCCGTCATGGACGGGTGGCTGCAGGAAGACCCGTGGGTTCTTCACTTCACATCCGTCGTGGCGTCGGGGCGGCGCAAAAAGATCGAAGTCCCGCTTGAAGCCGTCGCCACCAAGGACTCCGTCCTTAAAGCACTCGCACGGCACGGCTTCACGCTTTCGGAAAACGCGGGCAAGGCCGTCAGGGAGTTCATCGTGGCTTGGGTTCAAAAACTGCAGTCCATCAAGGAAGCGGTCGTTTCCTCCACGCCGTTCGGTTGGACGAGCGCGGCCAACGGTAAGATCGAGGGGTTCACTTACGCCGGGAAAGTCTACGGCAATGGTTTCGAGCGCCCGGCGGCGCTGCCCGACCCATCACTGGCGATGCTCTACTCCCCCAAGGGCGAGCCGGGGCCGTGGATCGCGGCGAGCCGCATCATCACCGACCAGAGACGGCCGGGCCTCGACGCCATCCTCGCTGCCTCGTTCGGTGCGCCGCTGGTGCGCTTCACCGGCCAGACCGGCGTGATGATGAACACCTACAGCCCCGAGAGCGGCATCGGCAAGACGACCACGATGCGCGTCGCTCAGGCGGTGTGGGGCGACCCGGTGCGCTCGATGCAGAGCCTCAACGACACGCCCAACTCGGTGATCAACAAGATCGGCGAACTTAGGGCGCTGCCGCTGTTCTGGGACGAGCTGAAGACCGAGGCCGATACCAACCGCTTCGTCGTCATGGCGTTTCAGATCACGCAGGGCAAGGAGCGCTCCCGCCTCAAGCACGACATAACTCAGCGTATGCCGGGGACGTGGCAGACGATGCTGGTCAGCGCATCCAACGACAGCATCATCGACCCCATCGTGCGGGCGACGCGCTCGACCACGGCGGGCATGTATCGCTGCTTCGAGTACGCCGTCACCAAGGGCATCGACGGGCAGATCGAGACGGGCGTCGTCAGCCGCGCCGTGGGCTTGCTCAACGACAACTTCGGGCACGCCGGCGTCGAGTACTCGAAGTTTCTCGGCGAGCAGCACGAGCGCATCGCTCGCGAGGTGGCGCAGATCCAAGACGACATTACCCGCGAGGTAAATGCAGGCAACGACGAGCGCTTCTGGATCGCCGTGGTTGCGGTGGTCATGGCCGGAGCGCGATACGCCAACGAGCTGGGGCTCACCGAGATCGACGAGGCGGCGCTGCGTGTGCACATGCTCGAAGTCCTCACGAAGATGCGGGACGAGGTGCGCTCCACGCCGACCGATATGTCCAACACGATCAGCGTGTCGAACGTACTGGCTCAGTTTCTCAAGACGATGCGCGCCCGCCACACGCTGGTGACGGACCGTGTCCATGTCGGTCGCGGTAAGCCGTCGACCAAGAACCCGATCAAGGTTCTTAACGACGTGTCGAAGCTCGACACGATCCACGTCCATGTCGGCCGCGACAGCGGACTGATGCGAATCAGCTCCACGTATTTCTCCGACTGGATGGCGGAGCACGGCTATTCCCGCCACGCGTTTACGCGGGCGCTCAAGGAAGAGTTCGGGGTTCACGAGACCTACGGGCGCATCGGGTCGGGGACCGACTTCTCCTCGCCTACCGAATACATTCTCGAAATCAATCTGTTCGAGCCCAAACTCAAACAGCTTCTCGGAGACTTTGAAGATGAGCGCGACGCTCAGACCCTCGAAAGCGGTGAAGGAGTGCCTGTCGATGGCCCGGCTGGAGGGACTGACGTTTCTTAATCTTCACGACGGGGGCAAGCACTTTCGACTGGAGTTCGCGGACGAGCGCGGACGTGTCCTCCAGATGATCGCCACCAAGTCGTCGGACATGAACCGGCGACACATGAATAACGCCCGAGCGCAGATCCGACGCTTCGCTCGTGGTTATGACCACGGACTTATCGTTACCAAGAAGGTATGAGGCCATGCACCATCAAGACGTTCTGTCGACCGCCAAGTCGATCATCACCCAGCGCGGCAAGGAATACGGCGACGTCATGCCGAGCTTCGTTCGTGCCGCCAACATCGCGGGCAATATCTTGGACCGCAAGGTCACGGCGTTCGACGTCGCCGTCATCATGATGGCGGTGAAGATGTCGCGGCTCGCCAACCAGCGCGAACACGAAGATAGCTGGATCGACCTGTGCGCTTACGTCGCCTTCGCCGCTCAGTTCGCTTCGCCGCACACGTCCGATTTCCAAGAGGTCGCCAACGCCACCATCGAAGCCGACATCACCGAGATCGCCCGAAAGTTCAGCGCGCAGGCGCGCGAGCAGGCTGGAGAAGGAACGCGCTGATGCCCTACACGATGAACATCTGGCGTGAGTTGAAACGCCGTCGAGCCGCCAAGCGGGCTGAGCGCGAGCGCATCGCGCTCTTCACCGCAGGCGAGAACCTCTGGCGGTCTGAGATCGAGCGGCTGCGTGCTGCGCTGCTGGAGATCGCAAATTACGCGCCGCGCGTCAGTCAGCGAGAACTCGACCATGTGCGCGGCGTGGCGCGTGCTGCGATCAAGGAGGAGAAGTGATGAGCGGTCGCTGCGATGAGCAAGACGATCTGGCCCTCGTCTACATGTGGGCGCGGAAAGACCTGCTCGACGAAATCGAACGGCTGCGCGAGGCTCTGAAATACCTTTTGTCCGAGGTCGAGAGGTCGTCGGCCGATGTCGACCCGTGTGCAGTACGCGATTCGCGTACTGCCCTGCGTCAGGCGGTGGACTTCGAAGACAGGTGGGATAATGCGTGATCTGGAGATCGTCATGGTGGAGGACGGTGGAACGGAGCGCGTACTGACGCGCACGGTTCCCAACAAATACAGTAAACGCTGGAAGCACGTTCGCACTGTCGCTGCAGCGGCTATCGGAACTCCGCTGGAAGAGGCTATCGACAACCCCCACGGACTTACCTTCGCGGTACGTAGTCCACGCAGCGGTGACGTAGTCGGCGTGCGGGAGAGAGCGTGACGAGGCACGCTCTCAGTAAACGGGCTTGCCTCTGAATATCGGACGGCCTCTCACCATTTCGCAGAACTCGGGCGGAAGCATTTTGCCGTCCTCGTCGAAGGTCAGCACGACAAAACCTTCATGCGCGCGACTCGGAGCGCCTTCGTGGTACTCGAAGGCTTGAGAGCGGGGGTCGCCGAGCATCCCCGCCTCCACGCCCCAGTGCGTGCCGTTGCGATTGCGAACCGCCGTCATCTGGAGTTGGTGGGTGTGCCCCGTGATGAGGGAGATGCCGGCGTGCAGAGCGTTGTTCCAGCCGGCGTGAATACCGCCCCTGAACCTATGACGCACTTCGACATCGCCGAACGTGGCGGCGTAGCAGTAGTCCCACTGCGGGAAACGTGCTTCGAGGCGTCCGGCGTATGTATCCATCTCCGGCGCGTTCGCGGAGAGATAGTTGTTGACCCGCATGTCGTGGTTGCCGACGGGCCATACCTGTTTTTTGGTGCGGGGCAACATCCGCAGCGCGTCATGTAAGGCGTCGATTTCTTCATCGATCTTGGGGGCCTTGGCCCCAAGCAGCGCACCGTGCCGGGATACGCGCGCTCCGTCGAGCATGTCGCCGTTCAGCACGATGGCGTAGGGGCGTATTTTGTGCGCCACCGCGCAGAACGCTTTCCACATCAGCGGCACCTCGCCGGGCCAGATATGGAGATCGCCGCCCACCATCACGCAGGCGTCAGCGATGTCGTACCCTATCATCTGTGGCAGGGTCCAACCCGGCGTCACTTTCTGGGGGTGTTGCAAGTCGTTGTCGAACAGCTCAGGGAACTTCTTGCGAGCCGTTGCTATCTGGTCTTTGACGGTGGAAGCGCTTAACCCCAAGGACCGGGCCAACGCCGCGGCGCTGCTGCCTACCTGATTGTATTGGCGTATGCGCTCGCGAAGTAGTTCGTCAGACAGAGGGGGAAGTGGCATTGTACACCTTGATACGCACCCATGCTTGATCTACCTCAGAAGTAAGTCAGTACCCTGACTTACCTTTACGCCAGCCCCTATTCGCCTCTGGACTGGCGGCTTTGATGTTGGATCGGGTCGTCGTGCCGCCATTGCGCAGCGGCTTCTTGTGGTCGACGTCCTTGCCCTTGAGCGCCATCTTGCCGACCTCACGCTCCATCATCCGCCGCGCCTTGTTGCGCTGCGCGCGGTCCTTCTTGCGCTCGTCGCTCTCCTGCGCGTATTCGCGCTTGTAGTCGCGCGGCTCGCCGGGACGGCCCATCACATCACCTCACGTTGTAGATCGACCCGGCCTCGCGGACACGGCGGGCCTCTTCCTCGTTGCCGAAGCGGAAGCCGCTGTCGGTCAGCCCCTTGGCGCGGTCGCGCTGGTAGCGCTTGGCGAACTCTTTGAGCTTGGCGGGCGTCAGGCGCTCGTCTTCCGGCAGGCGGAGGTTGAGCTGCTTCAGCTCGTTGAGGATCTTCACGCGCTCGCCTTCCGTCCGCGCCTCGGCGAAGCGGTTCTTGATCCGCGTGACCTCTCGCCCGCGCTGGATCTCGTCGCCGCGAGCGTTGTACATCGCCGACTGACGCTCCGTCTGCTCCGCCTGACGCGCCGTGCGCAAGCCCAAGACGTTGAGCGCCGCAGTGCCGACGCCGATGGGCTCCGCCGTCTGCTTTCCGGTCGCGCCCGACGTCTTGCCGAACGTCACCTCGCGACCAGCCTTGATGCTGTCGGAGATGAACTTGGGCAGCGGCAGACGTTCGAACGCCTTGAACACGTCCTCCGACGACGCCTTGCCCGTCGCCGCATCCGCGAAGCCGCGTGCCGACTGCACCGCATCGAACACGAGACCGGCGGGAGCGCCGGCGAGCGTGGTGAACGTCCAAGCCAGAGCGCCATCCTTCTCGTACTTGCGCGGCTCGCCGAAGGTCAGGAGGTTGTCGGCCCCCAGTCGGCTCGACAAGTCGATGCCGAAGCTGCGCGGGATGACGCCACGCGTGAGCAACTCCGCTGCGTCGTTGCCGAAGGTCTCCGCCATGGTGCGGCGCACCAAGCGCTCCCAGTCGTCGTAGCCGCCACCGAAGCCGAGCGCAGCAGCCGCCATCGCACCGAGCTTGATGACCTCCATGCCGGGGATGCCGAGCATGCCCGCCATCATGACGTGCATACCCATGAGGTAAGCGAGCTGCTTCTGCGCGACGCGCCGCTCCGCAGGGTCCGCGTCCTTGAAGGAGCGGTAGAGCATGTCGCCGAGCAGGGCGTACATGAGCTGCGCGTACTTCTTGAACTGCAGCGCGAGTCGGCCGAGCGGGTGGTTGAAGATCTGCGGAGCGTTGACCGCCGAGTAGTCGCCCTGCGTGTTCATCACCACGTCGAAGGCGTAGGCGCTCGCGTCCGCGTCCGACATGCCGCCGGCCTTGGCGAGGCGGTAAGCGGCGACGGCCGACACCGAGCGGTTGACGGCTTCCACCGCGATGGGGAGCTGACGGGCGATGCGGTCGAAGCGCGCCAGCGTCCTGCCCGTCGGCCCCATGCCCTGCGAGACAGACTGCGCCAGCTCAAAGCCCGCGCCGGGGTCGATAGCGCCGCGCGACTCCATCATATCGAGCAACTGCAGCAGCGCCCGGCCGTCGGGCTGGCCGGCGAGCTTCGCCTTCAGCGAGCCGAGCACGTCCTCGGAGTTGAGGATCGCGGCCTTGGAGAAGCTCTGCGCCGCCCGCACGGTGTTGAGGATGCCCGCCCCCAGCGTATCGGTGATCCCGATGTCGCGGTAGGCGCGCGTCAGGGCGGCCGATGCCGACGTGATACCGTACCGACCGGAGAGCACCGGCAGCGTGTTCATCGCCACCTGCATGGAGTTCACGAAGGAGTAGGCGGGCGAGAACAGCTTGTCGAGGAACGACAGCGCCAAGAGGTTGTGGACGATGGGAGACGGCTCCGTCGGCGACACGATGTTGCTTTCGAAGCGCGCTTCCAGTTCGTTGAGGATCTGGTTGCGGGTGCCCTCGTCGCCGTCGTAGTTGCCCTTCTGCAACGCCCGCATGCGGCCCATCGCGTCACGCAGTGTCGGGCCGTATTCGATCTTGCCGAGATAGCGCGACGCGGCCTCGGCGTACTGCAGGGTGTTGCGCGCCATGTCGGTCGACGCGCCGCGCACGTTGCGCCGGGTGATCGAGCGCTGCTGGATGCGGTTGCCCGCCATCAGGCGCAGCGCCGCCTCGTTGATCACCGAGCGAAGCTGGGTGCGCTTGGCTTCGTTCTTCTCGCCGGGGAAGCGGGAGTCGATGGAACTCATGATCGACGCGAGCTGGCCCGACGTGAGGTCGCCCATCGACTGTGCGTCGGCGCGATCCATAACGCCCGACACCTCGGCATAACCCGACGCGCGGGCCTCCTTCACGAACTCTGCAGCTTCCGCATAGCTGTCGAAAAAGTGTACGCCCTTGGTCTGCACCGTGACGCGGGTGGCGTAGTCGGTCGCCGTCGCCTCGTCGATGCGCCGAAAATCGGTGACGATGGACGCATCGTCGCGAAGCTGCGAGGCGAACGCTTTCGCCATGCGGTCGGCTTCGGCCTTGGTGGCGGCGCGGAACTCGACGACGCCCGGCTCGACGAGCCTACCGCCCATCAGGTTCTTGATGGCGTCGGTGGTGCGCACCACGAACTGCCCCTGACGCATCAGCGGGAAGTAGACGCCCTCGATGGCGCGGACTTCGCGCGCCTTTTTCAGCGCGTTGAAGATCGTCGGACCGAGCGTCTCCCGGTCCTTTGTCTCGTCGAGCGTGCCCGTCATCACGCGGTTGACGAGTTCGTCACGCGCCGCGCCGGTGAGGTTTACCTCTGCGGTATCGAGGATGTTCTCGACGAGGCCGCGAGTGATCTCGTTCTGCGTGTCGCGGTAGTACTTCGTCATGTCCTTCCAAAGCGCGAGCGCTTCGGGGTCCGACATGATCGAGGAGAACTCCGACTGCATCGACGGCAGAAACGCCTTCGCCTGCCAGCCGAACCAAGCGTTCTTGCCGAGATGCTTGTTGTCGGCGTTGGGGCCGAGATTGACGTTCAGCATGGTGGCGCGGATGGCAAGGCGCGAGAAGCGCTCCGCACGCGCCGGGTCGCGGTCGGCGAAGTTCATGAAGCGCTGCGCGAGCTTCTCACCCACCTCGCGCTTCTTGTTGGCGAAGGGCGTCACCTTCTGCAGCGCGGTGACGAAGTCCTGCAGCGCGTCACCCTCGGCGTCGACGAACAGCCCCTTGAACTGCTGGCGGAGCTGGTCCGTCGTCATGAGCTTGATCATGTTGCGACGCAGATTGAAGAACGCGCTCTCGCCACGCCCCCGCACCCGGTCCACCGCCTGATCGACGGCAGCGCGCGAGATGAATTGCGGCATTGCGGTGGCGGTCTGGCGCTGACTCGCCGCCATGCGACGGTTCAGCTCGCTCAGCGCCATGGTCTCCTCGCCCACGCGCATGACGGCTTCGAGCGCGGAGAAGGAGTTCTTGGGCAGGTTCAAGAGCCTGCGCACGACATCGACGATGGCCTGCCACGCCGACACGCGCCCACGCTGGAGACCGAGATCGCTGGCGAGGTCTTCGCTGATCTCCACCGTCCCAAGGAAGTCTTGGAACTGAGCGTTGGAGAAGGCTTCGGCGATGAACTCGGCGACATCGTTGCCCTCGAAGGCGTATCCGCCGGCGTTCTTGTTGATCGCCTCACGGCCTACCGCATATTCGACCTCCTTCATGATCCGGTCGAGCTGGTAGGCGAAGCCCGTCTTGTACTTCAAGAGGTTGCCGCTGCTCCTGATTTCGCGCGACGTCGCCGCGTGCACGGCCTCGTGCATCACGATATGGGCGAGAGCGCGGGGGTTCTGCAGCGCAGCATCCGAGATCGCGATGAAGTCGCGGCTGTCGGGGTAGTAGACGCCGAGCGCGCCACCCTTGGTGAGCAGGCGCATGTCGGCGTCGGGCACGATATGGATTTCGAGATCCGGCACGATCTCCCTGACGCGCTTGCGGATGAAGGTCATCAGCGCGCGCGGCATCGGGGGCATCGTGGAGAAGTCGAGCGTGTCGAGAACGTCCTTGAGCGCGCGGGTGCTTCGGGGCGTAGAGAAGAAGCTCTGGCCCGCGCCCGTCGTCAGGATGACGTCGTTGGCGATGCCGGCGGCCTCGGCCGTGGCCGTTACCTGCGCGGTAAGCTCTTCCTCAGACACGAGGTCGAACTGCGTCAGATCGAGATCCTCGTCCGGTGCGAAAGTCGGGTCGACCTGCTCGTAGCTCGCCGGGACGGCGGAGCGCGCCATGGGGAAGAGCTGTTCCTCCCCGCGCGCGGGGTTGAACATCGTGGAGATCTGCTCGGGCTCGAAGACGGCATAGATGACGTCCTGCGGGCCACCATCGAAGGTGTTGAGGAAGATTACGCCGTCACGGCCTTCACGTTTCGCCTGCCGGATGGCGTCGTAATATTTGACCTCGCGATAGCTCTCGCCCTTCTGGTCGATGACCAGCGGGTTCTTCAGGAAGATGCGCCCGAGGAACAGGTTCGGCGTGGCCGGATCGTTGCGTTCGAGAACCTCGACGATGGCGTCGAAAAAGTCGTCTATGCTGCCGTCAAGGACCGAATGACGGTCTTTGTAGCGGGCGACCAAGGCGTCGAAGAGGTTCTTTTCGGCGACCGAAAGCCCCTCCATGCGGTCGCGGACCCATTTTACGGCATCCGTCGCTCCGCCCAGATTACCGAAATCCGCAAAATTGCCGATAGTCTGTTTCAGATACCGTTCCTCCGGCCGTCCGCGACGTCCGCCACGGGCGTAGGTGTTCGAGGTAGCCGGATTGCGGGCGAAGAAGAACGCCTCCTTGGCGGATGGAGCCCCGGTGTAGGAACCGAGGAACGCCTTTGCGAAGGCTTTAATCTCGTCAACGGTGCCGTGGAACACGTCCGCTACGGTCGGCTTGCCGGTCTCGTAGCGCAGCGCCGCACGCTCGCCGACCATGCGGACATGATCCTCGACGACGTCGGACACCATCTTGGTCAGCGCGTCGCGCGCCTCCGGCCGCAGGTCGGAGCGCATCTCGGTATTGCTCGCGAAATGAGACCGCACTTGGAAAGCGGTCTTGATCGCGCCGTCGAGCGCCCTGATCTGATTCTTGATGTCGGCGCGTACCGACGCGAACTGCAGGCCGACAAGATCGTCGGCATAGTCGCGCAGGAAGTCGTCGAGGGCGTCGGCGAGCCGGGTGCGTCCAGTCTGCTCCAGCTCCGTTGACGGCTTGATGTCGTCGTACAAGCGGGAGAGCGCCTTGTCGACCTTCGGGTCGGGTGCTCCATAGCCGTCATTGATGCGGCTGAACGCGTCGAAAAATCGGATCGCGTTGCGACTCTCGGAGAAGCGATAGACCTGCATCAGCTTCCGAAGCTCGGTGCCGAGCGCGCCTTCGACATTGGCGAAGGTCTCTTGAAGCTCGACGAGAAGGTTCGGGTTGACGACCCCGGCCCTGAGATCGAGTTCGCGCCCCTGCCAGCCGTCGAAAATCACGTTTGGGTCGTTCGCCAACACAATGTCGAGTGACGGGTCGGCGACGGACGCCTTAGTCAATTCCGCCATACGGGCGCGGAAGCCCTCGATGTCGAAGACGCCGTCGTCGTTCTGCGCCGCCGCCGTCATGAAGTTCGGCGCTTCCAGTCCTTC